CAGGGAAAGGTTTAGATTACCTTTAGAGGGTAATATATGCGAGGAGTGTATGAGTAAATACATGAAGAAGTATAGAATAGATCAACTACTACGCAAAAACGCCATAGCTCAAGCAGAGCTAGGAACGGATTCCACTCAAGAAGAAAAGCAAAAAGCTTTAGATACAGCTCGCTATGTAAAAAAATCTATAAGCATGTATGATAAAGAATTTGCTGAAAGTGCATTTCCAGAAATAGATATTACAGATGGACATTCCAATTAGATCTGATATACCTCAGTCTATGAGGGCGTATCTTCAAGTTTTAAATCCTATATTAAAACTAAAAGATAAAGAAATTGAGGTACTCTCTAGTTTTTTAGCTGTATGGCAATCTAATAGAGATAACGCTAATTTAGATAAGATGCTGTTTTCTACCCCCGTAAGGAAAATGGTAAGGAAACAGATTGGCATGTCCGAGGCTTCTTTTAATAACCATATTACTATGCTTAGAAAAAAGAAGATGATTGTGGATAAAAAAATACATCCAAATATCTTAAGCGGTATAGAGAAAGAAGGGATTGAGGTAATTTACAGAATAACGTGGAGCAGATAATAAAGAAGTTAGCCAAAAAATATGGCATTAGTGATTTTAAAGCAGAACTTATAGTAAAGGCGCAGTTTGGATTACTAAAAGAGGCAATTGAAGGAGGAGACTTCAAGAGTGTTAGATTAAAACATCTAGGGATGTTTGCAGTAAAGAAAAACAGATTTAAATATTACAAAAATGGCAGAAGAAAAAAAGGGAGCAGCAGCGAAGATGTCTGAAATCCTAAACGGTTGGAAGAATGTAGTATTCCCAAACGAACACGTAGAACAAATTGCAAAAGCCAGAGCTAGCATCTGCTCTGACTGTGAATTTAATGTTAAAAATAGATGTACTAAATGCGGGTGTCCGCTAATCGCTAAAACAAGATCAATGCAATCGCATTGCCCACTAAAAAAATGGTAAACATGGAGAACACAATTAATTACGAACCTTTAGGAAACCACATTGTAGTGGAAATGCCACAGGTAGAAAAAGAAACAGCATCGGGTATTATTAAATCTGAGTTGATGCTAAGAGAAGAAGCAGATAAACGTGATGGACACGCTAAGGTTGTAGCAGTTAGTCAAGATGTTAAAAATGTTAAAGTCGGAGACACTGTTATACCTAAAGGCCAAGGTTTTATGGTTATGGTGGAGGAGGTAGAATACTTCCAGATGAATATGTTTGACGTATTAGGTATTGTAAAAGCATAATGGCAAAGTTTACTTGCAGCTTATGTAATAATAACGTAGAACTTACAAAGCACGTTATTAAAGTGGTAGATGGTAAGGTTGTTTGTCCCGACGCTAAATGTTGTGACACTTATATGAAGCACATTAAAGAGAATGCAGGGCTTGGTTCTGCCTTATCTCGCCCGGGCGGTAAAGTACGGGGTAAAAGTGACGGACTAAGAACAAACTAATGATACTAAACGGATTTGATGTAAATATTAATTTTTGGAGCGCTAACCCCCAGTTAAAGATTCCAGAACATTTTGCAGATATTTACAAAAAAGATAAGAGCAAAACTAAAGGCAAAAGCTCACAGATAATGTGGGCTATTGCTCTTTTAGTAGATCCCGACTCTAAATTTTCAAATATATCTTACGCTAACAGACAAAAGATGATAGCTAAAGATTTTTTAAAGGATGAGGAGTTTAAGTGGGGTGACTATACAGAAGCAATTGTTTTTTATGAAAGATCTTTAATTACTCCTGCCAAAAGACAGCTTATGGTATGGAATAAAAAGATGGACGAGAAAACTTTATATTTAGATGTACTTACTTATGAGGATAATGCAGATACTATTGAAGGGCTACTTAAAACAAATGTTAAGTTGTTTGAGGACTACGAGAGGCTTCTTAAACTTGTGGATAAAGAGAATAACGAGGGTTCTACTAAAGGTGGAGCTGAAGAGTCGGCGTCCGAGAAAGGATTAATATGATTATTAATAAAGAAGCTTTTATACTTAAGGAGATACCCCAGTTTCATCCTTCCAGCGAGGAATATTTAATTTTCTGGAGAGAAGAAAAGAAACGGTGTATTGAAGGTTATTGGGTGGGAGGAGTGTGGATGCCTGGTAATTTATATTTTTATATAAACTACTGGACTATTCTTTTAAATAAGACTGCACACTCTAAAACAAAAACTCCCGGGAAACCATTCCTACGTGATCTAGAGTGGGAATTTTTCTACAATTGGGTAGAGGCCAGAGGCTTCTCAGGATTTGCAGATGATACTAAGTATACATGTAATAGAGACTACGAGGGGCAGGATAACTACATACCTGCTAGAGAGTACATAAGAAAAACACACCCTAAAAATTTAGGAAAGCCTTTATTTGAGAATGAGGCTAAAAACTTTATGATGATGGGTAGCCGTGGATTTGGAAAATCATACTCTGTAGCTGGGGGTGTAGCGGGGCATGAGTTTGTTTTTGATGGTATGAAATCGTATGACCCTGATTCTCTGAACAATACACCATCTACAGAGATAGTGGTGGGAGCGGGGGATGCAAAGTATTCAGGAGATATATTAAAAAAGACTCAGTTTGGACTAGATAATCTCCCCGGAGGTATTGAGCTTGGGGATAAGTTTTATCCCTCCCCCTTTTCGAAACAGTATGGAGGTAGCTGGTATTCTGGTAAAGAAGTGGTTGCAGAGTACAAAAAGAAACTTGGCGGCACCTGGAAGGTTATGGGGAGTAAATCTAAGATAAAACACCGCACATTTAAAGATAACCCCTTTGCTGCCAATGGGACTCGTCCCGCTGTAATGGTAATGGAGGAGATTGGTATGTTTAATAACCTTAAGTCTTCACACGAAGCCAGCGTTGAGTGTATGAAAAATGGGGCATATAAGTTCGGAAGCTGTATGTATCTAGGAACTGGGGGAGATATGGAGGGTGGAGGTACCGTGGATGCGAGGGATATGTTCTACAATCCAGATGTGTATGATATGATTGCCTTTGAAGATGATTGGGAAAATAAAGGTAAAATATCTTATTTTGTACCTGCATATAGAGGATTAAACCAATTCAAAGATAAAAATGGTAATACTCAAGTATCCTATGCAAAAGACTACTTAGATAAGTTTAGAGAAAAATTAAAAAAGGGTAAGAACGCAAGAAGCGCGCTTGATGCGGAGTTACAAAATAGACCGCTTGTACCGTCTGAGGTATTTTTAACCCGTACTGGTAACCTATTTCCTGTAGCAGATTTACTTAATAGGTTAGCAGAGCTAGAGGCGTCAAACAGAGAACGTAATCACGACTATATTGGAGAGCTGTATATAGAGGCTTCTACAAAAAAAGTTAAGTGGAAACCAAACACTAAGTTGAAACCTATATACGATTTTCCAGTGAAAGCGTCTGACGATATAGCTGGTTGCGTTATTATACATGAAATGCCCTATGAAGATAAAGATGGAGACATACCGTATGGTATGTATATTGCGGGAACCGATCCCTACGATCATGACGAATCTACTACCTCTTCTCTTGGATCAACTATTGTACTAAATAGATTAACAAACCGAGTGGTGGCGGAGTATACAGGGCGTCCTGAGACAGCAAACCAATACTATGAAAACGTTAGAAGATTGCTAAAGTTTTATAACGCCAAGTGTTTATATGAAAACGAACGTAAAGGTTTATTTCAGTATTTAGAACATAAGCATGAAACGTTCTTATTAGCAGATCAGCCGGAGATTATAAAAGATGTAGTACAGCACAGTAAGGTAGCGCGTCAAAAGGGTATGCACATGTCAAAGCCTTTGAAAACGTATGGGGAGGAGCTAATAAAAATGTGGCTACTAGAGCCTTATGAGGCAGAAGGGTTATTAAATCTCCACAAAGTAAGAAGCATAGGATTATTGAAAGAACTTATAGCGTATAATAACTTTGGAAACTTTGATAGGGCTATGGCATTTATGATGGTTATGTACCATTTAGAAGAGGTTAAAAAAGTTAAAGTAGAGAAAGAAAAGAAGATTTCTACTATTTATGATCAGGGGTTCTGGAACAAGAAGCTCTTTTCAAGGGGCGGTAAAAAGTTTTAGCTATAAAACTATAAATTAAAAAGATAATTTTATGTATTATTGCTTGGACATACTAATTAAATGTTTATTTTTGTTTTTTAATTCGCGAATTTAAAAAATTATTCATATGGCAACAGTAAACGTAACGTTGTCTCTTTCTAGTACAGACCTGTTTGCAAAGCAAACTTTAAGTTTTACAGAGACAGACGTATTATCTCCTGCAGGAGACCAACAATTAATTGGAAAGCTTGAGACTTCTGGGACAGGCACAAAAGATAATATCGCACTAAAAGCTCTAGGCGGAACTAATGATAGAGCATATTTATTCTTACACAATACTAGTACGTCTTCAGGTGAGTATATAAAAGTTAGTTTATGCGCAGCCCACGGTACAGATTCTGAGTCTGGCGATTTTTTTGCACAGTTAGCTCCTGGGGAATTCTTGTTTATGCCTATAGGCTCATCCACAGGATTTCAAGATGTAGATATAGAAGCGGCTTCAGGGACTCCTGCAGTTGAGTATATATTAATGGAAAAGGCAGCATAACTTTAAAAGTATAAAAAAATGGCAGACGCAACTTTAAATGTAACGTTCAGTATATCTAGTACTGATCTATTTAGTACAGTAAATATATCAAAAACTGTAACCGACGCAGTTACTATAAACGGAGATAATAGACAAGGTCTAACCACTATGGTTACCAGCACATCTTATACAGATATTAATGTAGAAGCTCTTTCCGGGGTCACGGATGGATCTAAAAAAGCGTATGTATACGCTAAAAATACGGATACCATTGATGATCTAATTTTTGCAGACGATGGGGATCAAGAATTTGCAAGATTAGCTCCCGGCGAGTTTGTCTTTTACCCAACAGCAGATAATACAAAGATCCAAGTTAAATCTTCTGCAAACACACCAACAGTAGAGTTCTTATTATTAGAAGTAGCTTAAAAATAATTTATGCCTCGTATAGACTTTCCCAGACAAAAACTGAGTCGTAGGAAAAAGACTCAAAAATGGGGAGAAGAATGTGTTGAGGCTGCACTAGGTTTAATAGGCATATATGATCATACAAGACGTAGTTCTCGCTTTAAAAAGAAGCGGAACTATGATCTCTATAACGGTCAATTTGATAAAAAAGACTTAGAATACGTTACAGATCCTTTAGGATTGGGCGGAGCAGCTGAACTTCCCGCAACATTACAATACTATGATATTGTTTCTCCTATCTTTAACCTTCTTTTTGGGGAGGAAGCTAAACGTAAGTTTAGTTATGTAGTGCGTTCTGTAAATGAAGACGCAATTACTAATAAAGAAGAAGAGATGCAATCTGCTGTAGTAGATATGTTTGCAGGAGTTATTAATCAGTATAGGGAAGCATCAGCTTCTCAATCTCCTGACGCATCTCCACAACAAGTTGAAGCAACTATTCCAGAACACCTTAAAAGATTAGAGAAATACTTTGCATACGATTTTCAAGATATGAATGAGTCTGTAGCTCATGATCTTTTAACTTATTTAGAAAAAGATCTTGATCTAAAGACTATGTTTAGAAAAGGGTGGGAGGACGCCTTAATTGCGGGAGAAGAAATTTACAGCATAGAGCAAATAGCGCAAGAGCCAACAGCTCGACGGGTAAATCCTTTAGAGTTTTATTGTTTATTACCTCACAACTCTGATTTAGTGGATGACGCAGATGTTATTGTTGAAGATACTTGGATGTCTCTTAATACAATAATAGATAACTTTTATGAAGATCTAACTCCTACCCAAATAGATAAGTTAGAAAAAGAGCAGGGTATGCGAGGAGACATGAGTAGCCAAAGTTTACTTAATTACTCTACACCTGAAAAGCTTTTTATTCAAGACTTAGATCCAAATAAAGAGAATTCGGGAGATATACTCAATCACTACGATCAAGACGGTAATATCCGAGTTACAAAAATAACTTGGAAGTCAATGCGTAAGATAGGGAAACTTTCCTACATAGATGAGCTAGGGGTTCGCCAAGAAACTATTGTAAATGAAAGTTACAAAGTAGATGCGGAAGAAGGCGAAGAAATAGAATACATGTGGGTTAATGAATATTGGGAAGGAACCAAAATTGGTGAAAATACATATATAAACATTAGACCAAAAAACCAGCAGTTTAGAAGAATGGATAATTTATCTGTTTGTAAATCTGGATATGTTGGAACAATATATAACGCAAATAATTCTCAGTCTGTATCATTAATGGATAGACTAGTGCCGTGGGTGTATCTATATATCACACTATGGTACAGACTAGAACTTGCAATATCTTCTAACCAAGGAAAGATAGCTCTTATAGATTTATCATTAGTTCCTGATGGGTGGGAGGTAGAAAGGTGGATGTACTATGCACAATCAATGAAGTTTGGTTTTGTAGATTCTTTTAATGAAGGTAAAAAGGGACAATCCACTGGAAAATTAGCTGGTAATATATCTACACAAAATAAAGTGTTAGATATGGAGACTGGTAATTACATACAGCAACATACACAATTATTAGAGTTTGTGGAAAGTAAGGTACAATCATTATCTGGAGTAACGAGACAACGCTTAGGAAGTATAACATCTTCTGAGCTTGTAGGTACGACAGAAAGAGCTGTACAGCAATCTTCTCACATTACAGAGAAGTGGTATGAAATTCATAATCACACAAAAGTAAGAGTACTACAAACATTGTTAGATGTAGCTAAAGATGTATATAAAGGGAAAACTAAAAAGTTCCAATATGTAACAGATAGCCTAGCTACTAAAACTTTTAATTTAATGGGGGATAAATTTGGGTACTCTGAGTATGGGGTATTTGTATCAAATTCATCTGAAGATATCCAAGCTTTAGAAGCTTTAAAATCTTTAACTCAAGCAGCACTACAAAATGATAAAATGTCTATATCGGATGTTATTAACGTCTATAACTCAGGTTCAATTTCAGATATTAGAAATAAAATTGAAGCGTCAGAGAAAGAAGCAGATAAAAGAAACATGCAAATGCAACAAATGCAAATGCAACAAGCCCAGCAAGCTCAAGCAGCTGCTTCAGAAATTGAAACGGCCAAGCTACAACTAGAGCAAGAAAAGCAGGATAGGGAAGATGCTAGAAACACTGAAGACAATAGAACTAAGATAGAAATAGCTAAAATGAATAATGATGCTAAAATTAACAAAGTATAATTTTTAAAATTATATTTTTTAGCTATAAAATAAAACCTTTAATTTATTGAAGGTCTTGTAAATAAGCACAAAGTTTATATTTTTGTTCACTGATAAATTAAATTAATTATGGCAATAGGAGAAGATGCATTAGATGGATTGGACTTAAGTGTGTTGCAAAACATCACGGTAGATCCAACAGAGAGCGCCAAAAAAGAAGAAGATAAAGGTGGGGAACCATCTATCTTTGAACCTCAACTTAAAATTCAGGAAGTAGATGAAGTTCCTGAAGTAGAAGCTAAGGAGGAAGTAAAAATAAAAGAAGAACCTCAAGAAGAGGAAAGCGATGTAAAGGATGAAGTCCCTGAAACTAAAGCAGAAAATAAAGAGGAACCTGTTTCTGAAGCAACTGAACAAGTCGAAGAAGAAGAGGAAACTTCAAATGCTTTTAGAGTATTTGCAGAAATGCAGAGAGATAAGGGGCTTATAGATTACAACGATGAAGAGTTTGAAGAAAATGACGAATGGCTATTTGGCAGAATTTCTGATACTATTGAAAGCAGAGTAAATGAGTATAAGGAAGGAATTCCTTCAGAAATTAAATATCTATTAGATAATTACGAGGCAGGTGTCCCTCTAAGTAATTTACTAGAGATGCAAAATCAAGAGCAGGTATACGAGTCTATAACTGTAGAGAATTTAGAGAAAAGCGATTCGCTTCAAAAAAATATAGTAAAAGATCTTTTAATAAGAACGGGTTGGTCTGAAGAACGCGCTAACAAAAAGATTCAAAGATACGAAGACGCAGGAGTACTCCACGAAGAGGCGGAGGAAGCATTATCATCTTTAGTCGAAATGCAAAAGCACGAAAAAGAACAATTTGTAGAAAGTAAAAAGCTAGAACAACAACAAAGAGTTCAAGCCCACGAAAAGTGGTTAGGAGATTTAAAAGATCATATTGGTAATAAAGAAGAAATTTTACCTGGATTTAAGTTATCGCCAAAAGATAAAGATAACTTGTATAAAGGTATAACTAAATTAGACAGAGAGGGGAAAAACGAAATCATGCGATTACGTGAAAAAGATCCTGAGTTTGATTTAAAAATAGCATATTTAGCGACAGTCCTTAAATGGGATTTTTCAGCATTTGAGCGTCAGTCAACTACTAAGTCTACTCAGAAGTTGGCAGATGTAATAAAGAGTACGAAAAAAACTGGTTCCAGACCAAGTAGAGGTACCTCAAAATCTGTTAATTTTGACACCATGAGAAAATCTCTGCGATAGGAGCTATTTATATAAACAATAAATAATAATTAAATTAATTTAAAATGGCAAACACAATTAGTTCATTACAAATGTATGCTCCTAAAAGCTGGTCTGGTCTTACAACAGAGAACCACTTAGGAAGCGTATTCGCACAGGAGCCAACGTTGGTTTCTAACATTATTAGTAGAGTATTTGGTCTCAACCAATACGCCGGTATGGATTACTTCCTATCTATTGGCGGTGGAGAACAAGAACTTCAAGACGATAACGACTTCGAGTGGTACCTAAAAGGTGACGACGAGAAAGCAATTACTATTACAAATACTACTACAGGAACTCCTGGACAGTACGGTGCTGAAATTCTAATTGAATTTGGTGAAAAGTACTTTGCAGTAACTGATAAGTTAGTATTGGATGATGGTGAAACTGCTGTACGTGTAATGCGCGAGCCTTACGCAAATGGTACAAACTGGATTTATCCTTGTGTACTTATGACAAGTGATCCTTCAGCTCAAGTTGCAGCATCTTTATTGGCTGCAGGCTCTAAAGCGAGTAAGGAATACTCTCCACAAGAAAGAACTTTGAACAGAACGTACGGTGAAACTAGCTACACGTCTCCATTCAAAATGCGTAATGCAATGTCTTTCTTATCTAAGACTTACACTATCCCTGGTAACATGCACCAACGTCCACTAGTTATCGAAATGGCTGATCCTAAATCAGGAACAACTACTAAGATCTGGACTCAGTATGCAGAATACGAATTCATGTGTCAGTGGATGAAAGAAAAAGAGCGTATGCTTTGGTTCTCTAAGTCTAACAAACAAGCTAATGGAACATACAATATGTTCGGTGACTCTGGTTCTCCAATTGTTGAGGGTGCTGGTATCCGTGAGCAAATCTCACCATCGTACAAGTTCCACTACACAGACTTTACAATTGACTACTTAGAAGATGTATTATTGAACTTGTCAATTAACATTCTTCCAGAAGATCAACGTCACTTCGTAGCCTTTACAGGTGAGCGCGGTATGGTTCAGTTCCACAGAGCTCTTGAAAACCATGCGGCTAGATTCCAGCCTCTAGATTCTAAAAGAATTAGTGGGGATGGACAAAACTTATCATTCCAAGGTCAGTACAGAGAATTTATGGGACCACAAGGTATCCGATTTACTCTAGTACACTTACCATTGTATGATAACGAAGTACGTAACCGTGTGCCGCATCCAAAAGGTGGGTTCACTGAGTCTTACCGTTATACTATCCTTAACATGGGTACTTCAGGTGGTGAGCAAAACATTCGTCGTGTATACCCTAAAGGACGTAAAGAATTAATGTGGCACGTTGCCGGTTCAACTTCACCGTTAGGCCCGAACACGTCGTTCTCATCAGGTTCTTCGTCTGCAGTAGATGGATACCAATTATTCGCTCAAGCCCAACAAGGTGTTCTTATTCAGAACCCAATGTCTTGTGCAGAATTAATCTACTCGACAACTGTATAATAAATAATTAAATTAATATAAACACAAAAGAAGATGGCAACAAAAAAAGCTTCGGCAAAAAAAGTTGAAAAAGTGATGGAAGAAAGTGTTTCTACTAATATAAAAATAGATAAGGTTACTGTAAAACCCATAAAGAAGCACGGATGGCTCCCCGACGATCATGACGGGAGCCTCCGTTATTCTAGGTGCTTTGAGCGATTAACTGTTCAGGCAACAAAAGGTAGCGGTGTTCTTAATACTGGATTAACAGAAGATGACGAAGTTCGTCTTGAGCGTAAAATGAATATGTCTTCGGGCACACTTTCTAGATACAATAAAGATTATTGGACTATGTTTAGGGTAGATGTTCCTCAAGATGGAATTCAATTAGATCTTGCTAATCCAGAACATGAACTCAAATATTTAGTTTTAAAAGCTCATCAAAGAGTTGCAAACTCAGAAATGGAACGTTTTGACACACCATTTGCGGAGTATGTGATGACTTCAGATGAACAAGAGGCTAAAGTTGAGAATAAAAAATCTAAGCTTAAACGTAAGGCTTACAAAGTATTTAGTAACATGTCTACTTCAGAGATGAAAGATGTTCTTAAAGTTATTGGTAAACGAGTGGGAGAGGATGCTTCTGTAGACTTTGTTGAGTCTCAACTTGATAAAGTAGTAACTGATAACCCGCAAGAATTCTTAACGACTGTTGAAGATCCGACATTTAAGATGAGAGCATTTATTGATGACTGTATTGCATCAAGGGTTCTTGTAAAAAGTGGTACTAAATATGTTCTTCCCGGAGGAGACGTAGTAGGCTACACGCTTGAGCAAACGATTGAGTATTTGCAAAATCCTGACAATCAGGAAGTGTATTTGGATTTAAAAGGTAAAATGTCTATAGGCAAATAATATGGATAGAAGTGAAATGCATACTGAGTTTAAATTTTTGATGGATAAAGCCGATTCGTCGGCTGCTCCCATCTTTTTAGAGACTGAGATAGATAGACTGCTAAACATTGCAGTTGAGAAGTTTATTTCAAAGCGTGCATTTGGTAATAATCCTAGGCGAACTAGCTTTGAAGAAGATCAAAAACGTAGAGACGATTTACGGACATTGGTTACAGAAGTTAGTATAGATATAGATGAAATAAATGATGCTGTAGGAGAATTAACTGAAGAGGGTAAAGATAGGTATATACTAACTCAAAAGCCCAATTCTTTTAAAGCTGCCCTACCAGCAGATTACCGGCATGCTATAAATGAAGAGTGTTTATTTGGAAACAGAAGGGTAGGAGTAACTCCTATAACTCACGATAGATATAATAAAATTATAGATGATCCTTTTAATACTCCTAACAAAACAACCGTATATAAATTAGAATCTGGTAGAATTGGTTCCACTGACTTTGTAGAGCTAATTTTCTCAAATGATAGCTCGGTTGCGATTTTAGGGGCACAATATAGGTTAAGGTATTTAAGAAACCCCGCTGTAATTGGTCCGAGCGAAGAGACTAGCGCAGCAAATAAAAGTGCTGATACCTCCGATATTAGTTGCGATTTAGCAAATCACACGCATAGAGAGATTGTAAGAATGGCTGTTGTAGATGCTTTAGAGACTATAGAACAGCCAAGATACCAATCAAGTAAAATAGAACTTAACGAAATAGAATAAAATGGCAATAGAAAAATTACCAAAAGTAACGAATGCCAATGTAGGCCCTCGTAGCAATGTAGGTGGAGCACTTAATAATGCTCTAGTTACTGTGCAAGACCACAACAAAGTGGTAGACGCTGTTAATCTATTGTATGATAATCAAGCTGAAGGAGCGGTAATCATAGTAGAAACTAAAACCTGTACAACTGCAGATACAACTACAGACTTTGCAAATGTTAAGGTTGGAGATACTATTATAGTATTATCAGATAATGCAGATGAAGCTAACAAGTTTGGTACAGCAACAACTGCTGGTACCTCTCCTGTTTCTCCAGGTGCAGATCACTTTATTATTATACTTAGATCAGTATAATTAGATTAATTAATTTTTAAAAAGAAAACAAATGTTTAAAACAGATAATTCCCTACATGTATTTGTAGGACCAAATAGCGCTACTGAAAATGCATCATTTCAAAACGACGTTACTGCAGCTACAGCTGCAGGATCAGGAAGTATTTTTGTAGTTGATAACGCAGGAGTTGCTCACGATAATGCAATTGTAGCTGGAGAGTTTTTTAAAATTGGACAAAAGCATGCTGATGGATCAGTTAACTTTACTCCACTATTGAAATTCGATAACTGTACAATTGCTGGTAAAGCTACCGCAGCACGAGCAGAGCAAATTACTACACTTGCAGCAATCCCTGATACTGCAAATAACCGTTATGTAATTAGAGTTAACGTTACAAATGACGTTGATGTATATTCAGAGCAGTCTGAGCAGTACTTATTTGAGTACACTACAGGTGGTACTGTAGCTA